GGTAAGTCGTAAAAATCACCATTAAAATGAGATTTTTCCTCATTCAGTATTTCTGCAATTTCCGAAAGCTTCTCAAACGCCTCTCGTTCCTTATTCAAATCTGTCATGCTGCTGCCCTCACCAGACTAAAAATGCGATTACTTCTGTTCCTTCATCTTTAGAAGCAACATGTTTATATTCTTGATAGTAGGATGATGTTGAAATCATCCCTGTATCTTCATTAATCCACTCTCGGTTTCTCTGAGCACAGTCACTATCAAGCTCAACCTCATTCAAGTTATTAATAAATTGTTCTTTTGATTCATCTTGGCATTCTTCAGTAGAGCCATAGTTTTCAACGAAATAGTTATAGACATCTTCTTTTGATTTAGCTGCATAAACAGCTTCATCAGGATTTGTAAAAATCTTATATCCGTTTATTTCTAAGTCGTTCATGCTGCCACCTTCAAAGTTTTAATTGCGTCATCTATAGCTTTGTTGAATTTACGAACATCTTGCTCTAATGCTTCGATAGCCAAGTCTTTAGCAAAGACGCGAATAATAATGATCTGTAGTCCTTCTGGCAGACGTGGGTCATAACTCACAAAGTCACACCATTCACGACGAGTACAAGACAATTGACTTGTAATCTGTGGAATGTACTCATCCGGAACTTGCTTAGTAAGAAGAGTATTCAAATGCGTTGTGGTATCAGGACATTTAGCTTCGATCTGACCTTTATCACCAACAAGCCCGTCCGGTGACGCGCCGAACATTTCAATGAAAGGGTGGTCAATTAAACCTGTTCCAACTACAAAGTTACCCGTTTCATTTTCATAAGCCGCGATTGCATGAGGCTCGTTGTCGATACCCCATTGCATTACTGAATTAGTTGGGATTTCCTTCTGAACGCCAGTTAGGCGCTCAGCTAGAATAGTTAAACCCAATGCATTTAAAGCTTTGCCCTTATTAGGCTTTGCATTTAAATCCTTAACTCGGCTTGCTGTGACTTTGCCACAGCGTTCCGAATGCCAATCTTCACTACGCTGGAGAATGTTCATAAGTTTCTCCTTGGCGCTGTAATGCTTGATCAGCAAACTGAGCAATTTCTTTTAAGCTAATTGAATGCGTTTCCCACAAATGCTTTTTAAAGTTGCTTTTTGGAATGGCTACATAAGCAGCTTGCAGACGTTCAGTACCGTATTGAGCTTCTGACTTAAGTGTAGGTAAATGCTCATCTTCAAAGGCTTGGTAGCCCTCTAAATCTGTTGAGTTCACAGTTCTTGAAGCAGGTATAAACTCTTCATGATCAACTAATTCATCTTCTGTATAGACGCCTAAAATCACATCAGGGAAGTGGAGACGAGCTAGCTTCTTAGTAGCCAAATATGCAATCTGCTGTTTAGGGTCATTAACCCAGTTTGGTGAATTACGTGTTGTGCCTACTTGAGCAAACGAAACATCATGGATACGTGGCTCTGATTCACCTTTAATAGTGACCCATACACGCACGCCAATGTCATGAGCCTTGCATGTTTTACCATCCACTTTTGACCAGTCGCCATACCATTCAAAGTTAGGACGACCAACGATAGGGGCACGAGCAATAATCACAGCATTAACTAGTTGAGCTTCGTAACCCAAGTTGCCATTTACTAAATGTGTCTTTTGAGCAACTGCAAAAGGGTTCATACCCCATTGCATTGCTTGCATAGTTACTGCTAAACAGTCACCAGAATTACCCTGTAAATGCTTTGGTACTGTAATAACTGCCTTACACATGAAGTCAGCAAATGCCACCATGTTTTGCATCGCTTGAGGGTCAAGAATCAATGAAGATGTTTGAGCATTCATTGGTAAATTTGGTTGTACTTCTACTGGCGCATTCATAATCTTCTCCTTAAAGCTCATCGTATTCAGGATATTCATCGTAGAATGCTGCTACTGGGTCTTCGCCATTTTCCCAACACTCAAGCCATGCTTCTTCATCGAAATGGTCACTACCTGTATGACAGTCAAACAAGCCACTTAAAACTGATAAAAAATCTTCTTTTGACATGCGGTTATTCATAATCTTCTCCTAATTCTTTGGTGGTTCTGGTAGTGGCATCCAGTGGGTTACTTTCTCATCTAAGAAATAACTAGAATATTCATCACCCATATATGCGGTATTGCCATACCAACCTTCAGGCACAAAGTGCATATCTTTTTCAGAACAATATTCTGACCATTCATCACAACCACTTTCCTCAGTGAACTTAGGCACAAAGTTGGCGACCATCTGATTTTGGTTTTTTGCTGAATTTGCATTTATCAAAACAAGGACATTGCGCAATGGTTCAGGCATTTGATCTTCAACACTAATCCACTCCATCACCCACCTCTCAACTCTTCATCTGCCAATTCTTCGGCGTAGTATTTAAGCTGCTCGTTTAAGCTGTTTACTTGAGCTTCTGTGAGCTGAAAACGTAGTCCAACTGGTGACTCAATGCCGTCTTTATCAGTGACTACTGCATGAGTTCTTGTGTCTACTGTAAGGACTTCATATTGCTGATCACGTGCACATTCACTGAACTGGTCATTTACTTCGCGAGTATCGAAAGATGACTCAGCTTTGATCTGGCAGTTAAGAACATTGCAGCCCCAAGTAAGGTCGAAATAAACCGTTTCGCCTTCTACTTGAATGTCGCTAGACAAATCCAAGTAAGGAAAGCTAGGGCAGAGCAACTCAGGTTTAGCGAACATATTCATGAGTTGTTACTCCTCAACCTGAACACGCACATACATGTTCTGTTTTGCTTTGAGTTCGTTGACGTGTTGCTCGTCGGCACAGCCTTTTAAGAATGCAAATGCAATGAAGGTGATAACCCAGAAAGCTAGGAATGCTTTCGAGCCATCCCTAAAGGCTTGGCTAAACTTGTACTTTTCAATTCTTTGATTCATACTTATCTCACTCATTGAGTAAAAGTCCCTGTCCGTCGAAAGCTAGGGGCTTTTTTGTTGGTTGGTGAGATATAATTTAGTATTTACTAAATATTTAGTCAAGAACTTTAGTGAATTTATTTGGTGAAAAATTTCGTATACACTAAAAATAAGAAAACCCACACGGGGTGGGTTAGATGGAGTTTATTATGAATCAAGAACAAGTATTCCAGCTTATCCTGGCTTTAATTCAACAAGGTTGCACAGATCCTGATGAAATAGTTAGCACTATCAAAACTATTTCAGAAAAAGTATTCTAGTTTTCCTGAGGAACGTGCTCATTTCCTCTAGCAACGCTATGGCATTGTGAATAAAGTTTTAACCAGTAATCTCTAGACTTCTGTTCGTCGGCTACATTTTTATTTTGAGCCATAGTAAAACCAACTTCCTTATTGGCGATTAATACCATCAATTCATAAGCAACACGAGCTTCAGAGTTATTTTTTAATTCCAATGGTCCATTTAAAACTACTTTATCTGTCATTACATTTCTCCACCCGATCTGTTGTAAAGACTGTGTCGGGTTCACAGTTTAAATTTCTTGCTGCCCTGAAAACTCAATTCTTGAAAGAAAGCCAATGGGTAAAGCTATTTGCTCTCCTGTGATGGTTTCAAAATTAACCCAAATTGCTGATGCTTCATTCTCAAAATTAATACTAGTTAGTTTTACCAGATTATAGGGTTCTGCTTTGCCAGACATGATTATGTTAAAGCGACAATTTTCCTCACGAACATAGGAGATGAGCATTTGGTGTATTGCCGTCTGCTCAGAGCTTGTTAAGCCTCTATATTCGTGTAGTTCCGGTGGCTTGTATTTTTTGCTCATGGTATTTGCTATTAATTATCAGTTTATGTATTTTTAAAAATAAGGGTGAGGGGGAGTTCGAACCTCCCCCTCGGTGCTTACCAAGTGAAGAATTTGAATATCGATAAAAAGTCGATTTTTATCTTTAATCTAAATCCATTCTTAGTTCGCAGTTCCAGTAAAAACATGGCATAAACCTTGTAATTGCTGGTAGGCACCTACCAATATAATTGGTAACTTATATAGCGCTATGCCTAGCGCTTGCCCTGAAAGTGTGCGCACACCGTAGGGGCGTCAGCTCACTATTGACACTGGACCTTGTCCTGCTCCCTGAGCAACGTATCTTTAGATCACCTTTAGCAGCTTCCTAGGCTGCAATTCGGGATTAGGTGTCCCGAATCCTTTAATGAGTTATTTCCCTATTGTGTCTCACCACAACCCCAATAATTGATATTTCAATTTGTGTTGAGTTATAGGTTGGGTAATCAGGGTTTAGTGGTACTAGTTCAACAACATCAACTCCAAATTCATTAATACCAATCACTCTGTACTTTTTGAAAGTTGTTCTTGCTATTCCATGTTGGACTTCTTGAGCAATTACAAGCGATCCAGGTTTAGGTTCAAGAGATGCATCAACAACAATTTCATCGCCAGCCTTAAATTCTGGTGACATGCTATTTCCTTCAACTTTAAGAGAGAAAACGCACTCTGGCTTATATCCTTGATATGTTGTGTAGCTTTCTCCAATAGGGTTTATTCCATCATAGCCAACATCATGGAATAGACCTGCTTGGACATAATCTAATAGGGGAATTGTTCGAAGGTTATTCTTGGTTGGTCCAACATTACTTTCAGACACAATAGGGCTTTGATCTTCTTGGTTTTCAAGATCTAAATAACCATTAGGCCAGCCTACTTTTTTCTCTAAGTTCCTAGCAGCTCTCTCGCCAAAACTACCGTGACCATTAATCATTTGTGAAATATGGCTCGTACTTAAGTCGTAATGTTCGCAAAAAGCTGCATCACTCTTAAATTTCCCAGATTCGATTAAAGCATCAATAGCTTTTCGCAGATTTCTGCGTCTTCTTGCAACAGTATCCATAAGCTCTATTTCATATAGTTTTTAGTAAAAAGTAAATTCGTATTCGCTAAATATCTGTTGACTTGTTTAGTGATTAAAATTAGTATTTACTAAATAAATCACTAAAGGAGATAACTATGTCTTCTTCAAACACAGAACAGCTTAAAGCTTACTTATCGAAGATGACTGTTGAAGAACGAAAAGCCTTTGCAAAAGCATGCCTAACGACTTTAGGGAATCTTCAACAAATTATTTATGTCAACAAAAAATGTGGTGCTGCATTAGCTATTCGAATTGATAAAGAAAGTGAAGGAAAAGTTCCTTGTGATGAACTTTGTCCTGATGTCGATTTCGATTATGTCCGCAGCCAAGCATTAACCGCTTAGGAACTAAACCATGAGCAAAGTATCAACCGAATTGAGTGCAAGGGCTAGAAATGAAGTTTCTAGAGTTTTGCAAGCCCTTGCATCAAGCAATCAAAGTCAGGTTGCCGAACAGTTGGGGATTGATCCAAGCACATTATCACGAATGAAAAATGATAGAAAATCCAATGGCTTGACTGAGCTTGAGAGCTGTTTGGTGCTATTGGACATTCTTGGATTTAAAACTGTACTCAAGAAATATCGAATGATTAGCGAGGAAAAACTAAATGCGCTTTTTGTGATGTCAAAAGCGTGGATGGAAAGCAAACAAACAATTGACGATCTTTTTCAAGATGACATTGAAGATTTCGGCATGTGTTTTGAGCTTGGATATAAAGAAAAAGCCTGATCTCGTAAATCAGGCTTAGTGTTCAAACAAGGTGGATTAAATGAACTATTCAATATTAGCAGACATTGAACTAAATCGGAAGATTAGTTTGTTTCAAAAAGCGGTTGAGGCTTATGTGCTTAATCGAACTCTCGAAAACTCTATGGCATTGGCTAAAGCGAAAGCTGATTTAGCTGCATTTGTATTGAGAGGTGTTTGATGAATACGGCTTTTAACCTGGAACAATTTCTCAAGCAGGCCACCCCAGTGGAAGATAAATACACTAGAACACCAAATTACCTGGTGGATAAGGGCTATGTGTCTGAAATGACGGGTAGCGCCTTAAAATGCTATGTGGTGATTAACCGTTTTACTGATGGTTTTTGTCGTACAAACTGGTCAATTACTTCTACTTTCCTTCAAGAAAAAACAGGTATTAAGAAATTAAAAACCTTAACCGACGCTGTTCGTCAACTTGAACAATTAGGTTTGGTTTTGGTTGTTAGATCAACTGGTGAAACTAATAAATTTTCAATCATTCACCCTGAGTTTGAACTACCTGCCAAAATGGATGGTAGTACCGATAATGGTATGGACACTACCCCCGAAAATGGTATGGGGAGTACCCACCAAAATGGAGGGGAGACTACCCCCGAAAATGGTACTACTAAGAAAGAAACAAATAAGAAAGAAAATATTAAGAAAGATATATGTGAAATTTTCGAGTTCTGGAAAGTGGTATTTAACAAGAACGAGAAAACATTACTTTCTGACAAACGTGCTAGAAAAATCCAAGCTCGTCTTGTTGACGGTTACCAGGTTGAAGACATCAAATTGGCAATCACAAATTGTTCTAAGTCTGATTACCATGTTCAGGGCGGATATACTGACATCGAATTAATTTGTCGTGAACCAGAAAAGTTAGATCGCTTTATCAACATGTTCCCTAAAGCTGAGCAAATCATGGCTCCAGTTCCTGGAAGCTATGAAGCAGACATGGGGGATTGGTAATGTCGAATATTCATAACATCCCTATGGAACAAGCAGTTCTTACAGCATTGATGACTGTAGACAAATCATTTGATGTTGTAAGTAACGATCTTGATGTTGAGTGCTTCTTTCCAGAGCGCCATAAGCAAATCTTCCAGGCTATTGCTGACCTTGCTAACGAAAACAAGCCTTATGACTTCGTTATGGTTGAGCAGCAGCTTAAGCAGAAGAACGTAATTCATTTGATGGGCGGTTCTGAATACCTGCTTCAAATGAGCAGTGAAGCGCCTTCAAGTTTTTACAACCTGGAGTCTTATGTTGCAGAACTAAACAAGTTCAAGGCACACCGTGAAGTTGAGCATATTGGTCAAAGCATTGCTGAGATTGCTAAAGACTTAACAATCCCTGACGTTCACATTGCAGCAGAAAGCATCCTGGATGGGAAGAAAACTTCGAATGATGTTGAGAAGACTAGCTTCACATTTGAAGAGGCTTTGAATCGTGCTACAGATCGTTTAATCCAAAAGGCTGAGGCTAAAGCTAACAAGCAGTACACAGGTGTAAAGTTTAACTTAACTCACCTGGATAACCTGGTTGGATTAATTCAAAAAGGACACTTCTGCATCGTGGGTGGTCGTCCTGGTTCAGGTAAATCAACTCTAGCTCAAATGTTAGTTATTCAGACAGCAGTGCGATACAACGAGCCTGTATTGGTTGTGTCTGCTGAAATGGATGTAGAGACATTCACAAACCGTTGTATCTCAGCTTTGACGCAAATACCTTATGACAACATTCATAACGCTGAATTATTTGATGGGATGTTGGCTCAATTTGCAGATGCTCAAAGAAGATTCAGTTCTTTGCCAATCCATATCGAAGACAAGCAAAAGCCGACAATTGCAGAAATACATTCATGGGCACGTAAAGCTAAGCGCAAATACAAAAGACTAGGATGCATCGTTATTGATTACCTTCAATTGGTTCGTGACCCAAGTAAGAAAGACCGTTACCAGGAAGTAAGTTCAATTAGCCGTGATTTAAAAGCATTGGCAAAAGAGTTTGATTGCCCAGTTATCGCGTTGGCTCAGCTTAACCGTGAGTCTGAGAAAGGCAAACGTCCAAAAGCATCGGATCTAAAAGAATCAGGCCAGATCGAACAAGACGCAGACCAAATCATTCTGGCAAATCCAATCATTGGTGAAGACGACCTGCCATCAGGTGTTACTGAATTAATCGTTGCTAAAAATCGTCATGGCAAGAAAGGCGTAGTTCGAGTTAAGGACCGCCTAGACATTTGCCGATTTGTGACTATTCGAGAAGAAGAGAGAGGTGCAGCGTGACTCTATCAGAAATTAAATTCCGATTAATCACAATAGCGGAAAAAAGAAAGCGTCCTTACTTCGACATGATTGTAGTTAGAGAAGTGTATGAGGCATTCAAAAACAACACCTACCACGAATTAAAAAATTACGTGCTTGCTGAAATGGAAGTTTCTGTTTTGAACATGGTGGAGTTAGGCAGATGAACTACAAGGAAATGATGGCATTGCGTTGTGCTTACAACCATGGATTAAAGACTGCTGAAACAAGAGCAGCAGCATGTTTGTACATAAAACTTAGAAGAGCTGGACTGTTAGAGCAGTTCAAGACCCAACAGGAAGGGGCTAAATCATGAGAATGACTGAACAACAGCTAGAAGCAATTCAAAACAAGCGAAATAACGCACAAAAAGGCATATTACAGCTCGATAAAAGCAAAAGTGATGCAAGGGTACTAGGAAGATTAAAACAAGGCGCTATGAACAAAACAGAGCGTAAATACAACGACTACCTAGAAAGCAAAAGAATGAAAGGTGAAATCCTTTGGTTCAAGTTTGACTGTATCAACCTGCGTTTAGCTGAAAAGACGTTTTATAAGCCTGATTTTTTCGTACTTACAAGTGATTTTGAGTTGCAAGTACATGAGGTCAAAGGCCATTGGGAAGATGATGCGCTAGTAAAGATCAAGGTAGCTGCTGAATTGTATCCATTTTCATTTAAATCCGTGCATTGGAATACGAAAAACAATGCATGGGATGTAAGACAGTTTTAGGAGCGTGAGAGGTGAATATGCGTGTTGATAGTACAGCTTTTACAGACAATCCTCGCGCACGCGCGCGTTTTCTCGAAACTAAGAAAAAAGCCAAAGAATTCTTGCGCCAACGCCGAGGCTATAAACGCCCAGACTTCAATCGCATGATTCTAGATTTACGCAATTTAGGCTGGTCACACGAAAAGATTGCATACGTCCTTGATGTGTCGGGTGGCAGCACTGTTTCTTCTTGGTCTACTGGATCCATTCCAGAGTACATACACGGTGAGCAATTCATCATGTTGTGGCAAGAGCAAACAGGATTACAGCGCGTACCACGTGAAGGCGAATGGCAAACATATAAATACGATATTGGGCAGCTTGATCTACTTGAAACGTTAGACGTATTCGCTGCTCAGTTAGATGAGGAATTACAACAATGAAAAGCCCTAAAAAACTCACACAAAATGAGAAAGATATTCTGCTCAATGAAATAAGAAAAATGCGTGATGCGCTGTGGAAAAAGCAAAACGGCATATTTAAGAAAAACAACTTAAGTATCGCGATTGCCATGACTAGACGTTACAAGGAGGCGGTATGAGCATGATCGTATTTCCATTAAAGAAGGCGGAAAAGTTAGATCGACTTTGCTTATGTATTAATTGCGGAAAGCTATTTGTTGATGCTGTTGATAGTCGTGACCATGGTATTTGCTCACTGTCTTGTGGTTATGCATTCCGCGGAATTAGTTGGAGTGACTTCCTATGAAACCAGAACAGTTTATTCGTGAGCAAGGATTGGATAAGGCGCGAGAGGTTGTTGAAGGCATCCCAAGCAAATATATGGAGTGTTACTACTCAACATTATGCTACTGCACCAAAGCAAAAAAGTATTCAGATCGTTTTAATCCAAGAATTGAACTTGTGAACATGGCGGATCTCAAACGCTTGGTGGAGTCGATTGATCTGATCAAGTGGCATGGTGGCACTAAGTTTGCCAAAGACTACCTAGCGCGGAATAAAGCAAAGCATCCAAATGTAAGCGGCTGGGATGAATTGGAGCAGGCAATCAAAGACCACGAATCAATATACGGAGGCGGGGATGAATCTTAAACAATGGCAACGAAGTAAAGAGATAAAAGCCGAAGCAGAGGCAGCAGCTAAGCGCACAGTTGAACGTGTATTGAATGCAGTAAAGGAGCCAGCCATGAGTGAGTTTAAGGAATACAAAGTTGGTGAGAAGATCGTATATCACAGCTTGCCGTATAGCAGATTGTTTTATGTAAAGGCTGAGTTGGACGACTCAATTGTTGTTCGTGAATGCTGGGATGAGGCAGGAGCTAAATGTTTTAGTGAATTCCCTCCTTATGTAGATATTCGTCACGCTACCCCAGAAGAAATCGCAGCAGGCCACCGAATTGATGAGGTGAGCAATGGATAAGTGTAGAGAAGAGTTTGAGCAAAGCCCTAAAACCAAAGAGTTACTTAGTGATTCTATCTATTTTGATGAAAAAGAAAACCGATACAAAGTCAATGCAGATGGTTGCTTGATATCAGTCGTCTTTCTTAATGGGCGCTGGGAAGTTTGGCAGGAACAGCAAGCGAAAGTGGAGGAGTTGCAAAAGCAATTAAGTGAATACATATTCGTGGCTGAAACTATTGATGAAATGTATGTGAAAGAAGCCCAGAAAAGTGACGATCTGCAAAAGCGGGTGGATCAACAGGGACTAATCATTGCAAAGGCTATGTCTATTGCATCAGACCTTCAAAAGAGCTGGTCAATGTTTGAGATTGGCAAGAAGTTAGAGCAAGCGCTCAAGGGGGAAGGGAAATGAGTAATGAATTGTACATAAAACTTATTGTTATCTGGATACTGATTAAGTGCTTGGTAAGGCTGATTGAAGGTATCTCATATTTCATTTCACCATTAAAAATGGAGCGTATGCAAATCGCATCACATCGAAGAAATATAACCAGCTCTCAAGTAATGATTAATGACTTAAAGCAAGGTAAGGGCTTGATAATTGTTAGAACCTTGGCATTGGTTGAAGTAGTTTTCTTCGCAGCATGTATAAAAGTTTTTATTGGCTTATGGTGAGGTGACCAATGACCACATTCAAAGAGGCTTGCAACCATGAGTACCAGTACTGCTGGATTTATAAGGCGTATTTGTGTATCTATTGTGATGAGATGAGGAAGGTGGAATGAATACTTTCTTAATGATTATGGGTATTTCTGTTTACATATTAGCTTTCATTCTTGTAGTGGCGAAACAGATTACTACATCGACTGCTATTAAGTGGACAAAGTGGGATGAGGCAAAGCCAGTAATTTTATTATTTGTTGCAATCGTAATGGTTGTTGCGCCAATCACTTATTTTATGGAGCTAATACCATAAGCAATTAGCCGCAATCACCCAACAAACCCCAACTTAATAAACACAACACTAGCCCTATTCACAACGAATGGGGCTTTTTCATGGCTGCTAAACGAGAAATTAAAACACCAGGTGTAACTGCTGAACCTATTCAAGAAGAACAAAAGGTTGTAGCACCTGAACCAGAGCAAGATACATCAACTAAAGATCAGGCTGAGGCTGCTTTAGGTCATATCACAGGTGGGGATGATCAAAGTACGGGTGAAACTGGTCCATCTCAAGAAGAACTATTGCGCCAAGAGTTAGAGCAGATGCGCGCTCAACTTGCTGAACTAAAGAAGTCTACGCAACCAGAAATGAAAAACGCAAGTGGCGAAGTACAGCCTAAAAAACGCATTCCTGTTTTGACTGAAAAGGGCTGGTCAACTAAGGAGGCGGACTAATGTGCGGAGGCGGATTAGGAAAAGTTCTTTCATCTGTGACTGACATGTTTGGCCTCACAGACACTAAGGGTGCTTCAAAAGGTTTTGATGCAGAAGCCGCAGATGCAGCCGCTAAAAACCAAGCTCAATTAGATGCAAATGCAGCAACGGCAGAGCGTCGTAAACGTAATGCTTCAACTGTTTTAGCGTCTGCTACAGACAACCAAAAGAAAACAACTTTAGGCGGCTGATATGAGTGAGCTAGTAGCAAGGTTATGCAAACGCTTAAGCGAGCTTAAAGCAGCGCGAAACCGCTTAGAACCGCATTGGTCTGAGTGCTATCGCTATGCAGCCCCTGAGCGTCAGCAATCGTTTATAGGTGATGATGTAACAGATACACGTAAGACACAACGAGCTGAGCTATTAGATTCAACACTATCAGAAGCAACTCAATTACTTGTATCGAGCATCATTTCAGGAACCACGCCAGCCAATGCGCTGTGGTTTAAAGCTGTGCCGAATGGCGTGGATGATCCGGCCGAACTCACAGAAGGTGAGAAGTGGCTTGATGAAGTATGTCAATTCATTTGGCGCAACATTCATGGGGCTAACTATGATAGTGAAATCTTTGATTTAGTTCTCGACTGTGTGGTTGCAGGTTGGGGCGTAATGTATGCCGATGTAGATCGTCATGCAGGTGGCGGTTATGTATTCCAGACATGGGATATCGGGCAATGTTATCTAGCTTCAACACGTCAAGATCAGAAAGTTGACACGCTCTATCGTGAATATGAAATGACGATGGCTGCGCTAGTCAATGAGTATGGCGAAAACAAGGTCAGTGAGAAGGTCCGCAACACTTACAAGTCAAAGCCAGATTGCAAGGTTAAGGTCTTGTGGGTAGTTGAGCCGCGTAAAACTGGCTACATCAAAGGTGATCGTCAATTGATGCCGAAGGAAATGCCTTTTGCGTCATATCATGTTGAAGTTGATGAAAAAAATGTCCTACGAGAGACAGGCTACAACGAATTTCCTTTTGTAATTCCACGCTTTAGAAAGATTCCAAATTCAGTTTATGGAACTGGTCAAGTCTCTATTGCTTTGCCGGACGCTAAAACAGCTAACAAGTTAATGCGTGACACCTTGCGTAGTGCCGAAATCTCAACTCTAGGCATGTATGTAGGTAAAGATGATGGCACTTTTAACCCTCGTACAGTACGTTTAGGTGGCGGAAAGATCATTGTTGTTAATGAAATTGACGCATTGAAGCGCATTGATGACGGAAAGGGCTATCAAGTTGGCGTTGATTTGTTAGCTCATCTTCAAGGTGCAATCCGTAAAAAGATGATGGCAGATCAGTTACAGCCTGCCGATGGCCCGGCAATGACAGCAACCGAAGTGCATGTCCGTGTTGACTTAATTCGTCAGCAATTAGGGCCGCTTTATGGCCGTTGGCAAGCTGAATTATTAACGCCTTTGTTAGAGCGGACTTTTGGGCTTGCTTATCGTGCAGGTGTAATTGGTGAAGCGCCAGAAGAAATGCAGGGCCGCAATCTGTCATTCAAGTTTATTTCTGCTTTGGCTCGTTCACAGCAACTAGAAGAAGTCACAGCAATTGAGCGCTTCTTAGCTGGAATGTCGAACGTAGCTCAAATAGATCCTTCAATCCTAGACAACGTAGATATGGATGCCGTAGCGCAAGTTTCAGGCATGGGCTTAGGTGTGCCTACAGCAATTCTACGTACTCAAGATCAGATCGATGCAATCCGTAAGCAGCGTCAGGAAGCACAGCAACAAGCTGCACAACAAGAACAAGAGCAGGCTCTAGCACAACCACTCGCTAATGCAGTCGGTAAGGGCCTTGAATCTGAATTAACTAGTGAGACACGACAATGATTAATGCCCTTTTTGTAGTTGCAGTTCTTGCCTTTATCGTGGCTGCTGCATTCGCCCTTGCTTACAAAGTTCGTAGTGAGGAATGGCAGGAAAAGTATTGGGCTGAGAACCGCTTGCACTTAGATACCACCATTCAATTATCTAAGTCACAAGAGGAATTGAATAAAGCCAATTCACGTATTCAGCAGCTTGAAGAAAGCCTCCGCAACAAGGAACAGAAGCCCGAAGAAGTTGGAACTTTTGTTCAACACAGAGCATTACGCCCAGCAACACCAGAGACATACCGAGTCGTGTTTGATCTGGATCTGAACGGGCAACGCATTCTTGAGCATTTGACACAAAAGTATTGCCGCAATGCCTTCTCAAATACAGACCGTGAAACCAATTACAAGCTTGGTCAACAAAGCGTTGTGGCTGGAATCATCAATGAAATCAATAAAGCAAATGACCCAAATTACAGTGAGGTAGAGAACGATGCTTAATGAACAACAAGAGACAAACACAGAAAACGTTCAAGCAACTGAACAAACTCAAACAACACCTGTGGATACAGCAACGCCACCAGTTGAGAGCCAAACTCAAGAGCAGAGACAGCCAGAAGCTGAAACAGAAACCAAGCCAGATATTCCTGAGTCTGCGGATGCTTACAAGGTTGAGTTGGAAGGCTTTGATTTCGATGCATTCAAATCTAATGAAGATAACAAGGCTTTTTTAGAAAGTGCTCATCAAGCTGGCGTAACCAATGAACAAATGGCTGTGGTGATGAAGGCTTACGAGCAGCACACAGCCGTGCAAGTAGAAGCGCTTCAACAGGATTGGGGTAACGATTACGAAGCTAACTTGCGTTTCGCAAATCAAGCAATTCAAGCGGCTGGCCTGCAAACAGCAGATGTGGACTCTCCAACATTCGGTATTCGTTTAGCTGCCTACTTTGGCAAGGCATTACAAGAAGATATGCCGCCTCAAAACACCCAACAAAGCGGTGCCGAGAACATTCAAGAATTGATGGCATCAGAGGCGTACATGAATGAAAGTCATCCTGACCATAAGCGTGTTACTGCCCAAGTTCAAAGTTATTACCAAAAGACATATGGCTAGGGGGCTAACCAATGGCGAATGAAAATAAAATCACGGCAGCGTTTGTAATTCAGTATCACGATACTTATGAAATTGCAGCAATGCAAAACGAGTCTCGTTTACTGAAGACTGCTGTAAACCGTGGAAAAATTCAGGGTGAATCTTTCACTATCAACGATATGGGGCAAGTTGAAATGTCTCCATCTGGTAATCGCTTTGGTGATACCACTTGGACCATTCCTGATGCAGGTGTCCGTACTGCATTAATGGCAGATTATGACTTGTTCATTCCAATTGAAAGCCGTGATTTACCAAAACTTAAAGCTGTGCCAACAGATAAATACATGAAGAACTTGATTAATGCGCGTAACCGCAAAATCGATGACATCATTTATCAAGCTCTTGTTGGTGGCGTAACACGTACAACTGTAAACGATGCTGGTGTTAAATCTACTGGTACTGTGAATTTGCCAGCAGGTCAGATCATTTTGTCAGGCTTCGGGACTTTGAAACAGCAGATCATCAAAGCTAAGTCAATTTTCCGTGCAAACGAATGTGATGAACATAATGGTGAAACACTAAACATCATTTACACCGCTTCAATGCTTGAAGACATCTTGGGCGACAATACTCTAACTTCTGCAGATTTTATGGCAGTGAAGATGCTGCAAGAAGGTGCTGTATCTGGTAAGTGGTTAGGTGTGAACTGGATCCCTTACGAAAAACTAAACAATGGTGCTGGTGGTGCGACCGAAAAACGTACGGTGATGTATACAAGCTCTGCAGTTCATTTTGGTGATGCTGATATCACAGGCTTCGACATTTCAAAACGTCCAGACAAAAAGAACATTTCACAAGTAGGTGGTGTTCATTCATTCGCGGCTGGTCGTGCAAACGAACAAAAAGTAGTTGCTATCGACTACGTAGTGTAAGTGCTTTCACTCCACCGTTTAGCAGGGCGGTGGGGTGCTTTTTATACCCAACAAAACACATCAAAACCCCGAAGAAACTATCTAAAAAGCTTCGGGGTTTTCTTATGTCTGTATCTAAAGTCACCATTTGCAATAACGCATTGAGCATAATTGGTGGGCAACAAATTGCTAGTTTTGAGGAGGATACAAAATTAGCTCAGACGTGCCGTAATATTTATGACACTACACGCTTATCTATATTGCGTTCCCATCCTTGGTCTTGTGCCAAGAAACGTCAAATTCTATCACCAGTCTCTACCTATTCAAGCTTTGGCTACAGTCATGCATTCCCACTGCCTAGTGATTATGTCCTGATTATTTCAGCCAACACTGAACGTTATGAAGTCGAGAATCGATATATCTTGGCAGACACCGAAGTAATTCAACTTGAATATATTTTTAATAATGATAATGAGCAGACTTGGGATGCTATGTTGGTTGAAGCCATGACGTACAAAATGGCATCTAAGCTTTGTAAGCCAGTCACAGGAAGTGACGCGGCTGGTCAATCGGCAGAAGCACAATTCCAGTTTTTGATTAAGCAAGCACGTACGGTAAACGGTCAAGAAAGACCTAGCCAAGACATTCAATACGCTGAATCAAGTTATTATTGGGAGCGCTTCTAATGAGACAGTGGATCCTAAAAAATAACCTGAGTTCTGGTGAGTTAAGCCCGTTGCTTTGGACGCGCACAGACATTCAGCAATATGCAAATGGTGCTAAAAAACTATTTAATGCTTTGCCATTGGTTGAAGGTGGAGCCAAGAAAAGACCAGGCACCAAGTTCCGTTCAAAATTTGCAGCTGCATTACGCTTAATTCCGTTTATTGCAAACTCAGAAAACACCTATTTACTTATACTTGGTGTATCCTTCCTAAAGGTTTACAACCCGCGTACATATGCAGTTGTATATGAAACTGCTACACCTTATAACACGGCTCAAAAAGTTCGTGAAGTGCAGTACGCGCATACTAAATATCGCATGTATTTCGTTCAAGGTGATACGCCAGTACAGCGTTTACTGTGTTCCGCTGACTTTACTAACTGGCAATTTTCCGCATTTACCTTTGGGGTTAATCCTAATGATGAGTTGGGTAGCACTCCAAACGTAGCATTATCACCATCTGGTATAGATGTTGGGAAAGTTATTTCATTAACTGCTTCATCATTCCCAAACTGGTCAAATACGGAGACTTATTTAACTGGTGATCGTGTAATTCACACTAGTAAGACTTGGCGTGCAACGATTGACAATAAAGGGATGGAGCCTTCTGCGACTACACCAGAATGGGAAGAAGTGACTAACGAAGCAGCAAACGTTTTTACACCTTCAAGTGTAGGTTCAATTGTTGAAATTAATGGTGGGCAAGTCAAAATAACTCAATATGTAGGCCCTTCTCGTGTAAATGGTGAGGTTTTAGTAAAACTAACTTCTGCTGTTCAAGCTATTGCAAAGTCTTGGGTTTTAAAAAGTATCGCATTTAGTGCTACAGCGGGTTATCCAAAGGCAGTGTGCTTCTTTAAACAGCGCTTAGTCTTTGCCAATACCAAAACAAGCCCTAATCAGATGTGGTTTAGTCGCATTGGTGATGATGGTAATTTCTTAGAAACTACTCAAGATGCAGATGCTTTTAGTATCGCTTCAAGTTCAGCCCAATCTGACAATATTTTGCACCTGTCACAACGTGGTGGTGTGGTTGCATTAACTGGTGGTGCTGAGTTCTTAATTAACTCGCAAGGACCTTTAACGCCAGCTTCAGCACAGATTGATGAGCACACTTCTTATGGTGTTCAGGCAAATGTTAAGCCTTGCCGCGTGGGTAATGAGCTTCTCTTTGTTCAGCGTGGTGGTGAGCGTTTGCGTGCGATGTCATACCGTTATGAAGTTGACGGGCTTGTCTCGCCTGAATTGTCGCAAATTGCCCCACACATACCTGAAAACCATGCAGGTATTAAAGAATTAACATTCCAGCAAACACCAAACTCTATTGTATGGATTGTTATGGGTGATGGTGCAGTCTCAAGTATCACACTAAACCGTGATCAGGAAATGAATGCTTGGTCTCAGCATGATTTTGGCGGTCAGGTTTTATCTATCTGCGCCTTGCCAACGGGATTAGGTGAGGACCAGTGTTTCATGCTTACTAATCGCAATGGCTCTACAGTTTTAGAAGAGTTTAGCGAGTCTGCACAGAGCGATTGTGAATTTGATATCAATGTTACTAATGGCGTTGGTTCAATTTTAAATCTTGATATTCAGGTTTTAGATAATCCACTGGTTAATTTTAATAATGCGGATGGATATTTCTATTCAACTTATACGATTAGTGGCACCAACATTAATCTATCGAACACCGATCTAACCCAAACTGTACACCTTGGCCAACCGTTTAAAACTGAAATCGACCTATTGCCACCAGACTTTAGCCAAGTGCCAACAACTGCAATGTTTCATAAGATTCAGGTGCACGAAATGGCTATCTTTTTGAATGCGTCAGTTGGTGGATATATCAATGGACAAGAGCTATCTACCAAGTATTACAACCAATCAGCGTTCGTAAACTTACCTTACACAGGCTATGTACTCGATTCATTTATTGGATGGCAATCATTACATGAACTTGAGGTCAAGATAACACACGACAAACCTATGCCTTTACACATGCAAAGTATCTCTATGTTGGTATCAATTAATGAGAAATGAGATGCAAGTACGGGCAGCAAACCTAAATGATTTAGATACGCTTGTTGATTTCGGCAAGCGTCTCACTAAAGAATCGCCAATCTTTTCAAAACAAGGATTTGATGAGCAAAGCGCATCTGATCTATTCGCATATTTAATCAAAAAACATAACTCAATTTTTCTAGCCTTAGACGAATATCAAAATCCAGTTGGCACAGTCATCGGTGTTATTGAAACGGACTGGCGAACAGGGCACAAATTAGCTTTTGAACAAGGCGTTTATGTTCTTCCTGAGTACCGTAAATCTAACATTGCCAAGCTTTTAGTGAACACTTTCATTGGATGGGCACAGCTTAAAAATGCTGACCGTATCCAGATCGGAACCATGACAGGCATCCATGCAGATAAAACAGTAAAACTCTATGAAAGCCTTGGCTTTAACTTGATTGGCTATGTTCTTGAGATGGAGGTTTAAGCATGTGCAAAGGTGGTGCTATTTCTTCGGGCCTTGAAGCTGTTGGCAATATCTCAAATGCGCTTATGGCAGACGCTACAGCTAAGGGTAATGCAAAAACAATTCAATCCGTTTCTAAAGTTCAGAGCAAAAAGATTAAAGAACAAGGGCAGCGAGACGCATCAAGTGCCATGGCTGCGGCTGCTGAAAATGGTTTGGATGTAAATGTAGGTGCGCCAGTTGTAATCAGTGATGAGATTATCTCAGATGCGTCTTACAACGCTTTATTAAACCAAATGCAGGCAGGTTATGCGGCTGCGGATGTACGCCGACAAGGTAAGGCACAACGTAACAATTACGGCATGAAGGCGGCTAGTAACATCATTGATTCGGCTGCTCAAGCTTATGGGTGGAAATAATGCGTATTCCTATTTCTCGTGGTCGTGAAGCGCCACAAGCGCAAATGCAATCGTTTACGCCTAACACTGGCTTGGCTGAAATTGGCCGTTCTATTGGTGGGGCAATACAGGCACGTGATGACCAGCAGCGTCAGCAAGAAGTTACAGCTAAAAACCTTGAGCTTTACAACAACCAACTTGCAGAAAAAGAAGGCAAGTTAAAGCTTGATGAGTCATTATCTACTGACTTCAATGACAAAGTAGTGGACATTAAAAACCGTCTTGGTAATGGTGTAATCACTACACAGCAAGCCGATGAGGAGCTTAACACTTGGTCGAATGCTAAGTTTTCTGAACTGCAAAACAGCTTGCCGGGTCACGCTCAGGAAGATTTAAAAAAATACTGGGATAGCAACGTAACGCGCCAACGTACTTCTTTCTTGCCTTTACAGTTACGTGCAGATGAGCAAAAAGGCGGGGTTCTAGCTGATCGGTTCTTCGATGTGGCAACAACACGTATGGATCGTGAAGCAGGCAAAGAATATCTTTTAAAAAACATTGTTGGCTTGCCATTGTCTGAAGCTCAGAAAAGTGAGCTCACAAATAAATACGAGACAACACGCGACATCATGGATATTAACTCGCGTATCACAACGGCAATTGCACAAAACAGTGTTGAAGGTCTTCAAGAAGTTGCTACCAGTCTTAAAGACTACAAGTTCATTAATGGTCAAGCGGTACAAAAATTCCAGACTGAAATTCAAAGTAAGATCACAACGCTGCAACAACGTCAGCAGGTGCAAGAGAATAAGCGGATTAATGAAGCTGAAAAAGTTCTAAATGAGTATAAGCAAAATGTTTTGACAGGTCGTCCGTTGGATTTGACCTATCAAACTAATGTAGAAAAAGCCGTTAAAGGTACACCTTCTGAAACTGAATATAATTTCTATACTAAGCAATCTAGTGATTTTTTGAGGTTCCAGAAGCTATCTACTGATCAACAATTGGCTGAGATCAATAAGCGAAAAGCCAATATGAAAAATTTATCTTCCGCTGATGCAGTTGCAGAAAATAAAATCTTGGCGACCTATCAAAGCATTTACGACAACAAGCTTAAAACTGTTAAGGAAAACCCGACTCAGGCATTACGTGAAAAGGGTATTGAGCTACCGGAAGTAAACCCATTAACACTAAAAGTTAATCCAAGTGACTTTGCTAAAAACATTGTGACCATTGGTTCTTATCAAGTAGCACAGCGTGATAAAGATCCAAATGCAACAATCAAACCTATTCCTAATGAAGCGCTACCAGCCGCTAAGCAAGCATGGGAAGAAGCAACCGTAGATCAAAAGTTAAATTTGATTAGTTCTATGATTGCCCAAACCAAAGGTGTGAAGAATGGTGCAAAGATTTGGGGCGAAGCGTTAGGGCAGTTAGGTAATGGCGATCAGGCTTACCAAATGGCAGGCTATGCGCGTGCCAATAATTTCCGTTCCGATGCAGGTTTAGATGTTGCAACTGCAATTGTTGCAGGCAAACAGGCTCTAAAAAATAAGCAAATGATTCAACCTAAGGACACTTTGCTTAAGGAAAAATTTAACAAGTACGTTGGCCAGTCGGTATCGGGTGAAACAGCCAACCTTAACTATGCTGCTTTCCAAGCTATCTATGCATACTTAACTGAAGCACGTGGGCAAACCCATAAAAATGCTGATGAGTACAAAGAAGAAATAGGGCGTACTGCGCTGGGCCTTGCTACAGGTGGTGTTTATACGCAAAGCGGTCGATTCAAGGATTATACAGATCGTGGCATTTCAGACTGGAAAGTGTCTAAGCCATACGGAATGACGGACGCAACTTTTGAAGCAAAAATTCAAAAAGGATATGCCGATATTTCAAAAGCGACTGGTATGTCTGTAAATGATTTGGACAATTTCCGATTAGCACGTTCTCCAACCAAAGCAGCCAATGGCGACTTGATGTATGACTTAATCAATGAGCGTGGCCGTCCTCTCGTTGTGAAAGGAAATGTTTGGCGCATCCGCATGAATGGGGTAGATAAATAATGAGTAACTGGTTATCAGATTTATCAAGTGAAACCCAACAGGACTTTGAGAAGCTCAATAGTCAGGGGTTACAGCATCCAGATACTCGTCCAAATGAGCCGGGTGTATTTGATGGCGCTATCTCTTCACCTTTTCGCGGCATGGCAATTGGCCTTAACAAAGTTGGTGATGCAATTTCGGCACCAATCGATGCCGTTGTAGACCGTGTTAGCTATAGCCTGAAAGATGTCTCTACTAACGAATTTATTGAACCGTATGAAGAGTTCAAGGCTAAGCGTGAAAAGGCCCGCGACAATTTGGTTTATGGAACTATTGCTGACCTAGAAGACAAAGACAATACAGGCATTGTCGGGAATATTGGTGTTGGCATAGGTGATTATCTCTGGCGTGGTGCTCTAGGCGTTGCTACAGGTGGAACCTTAGGCGCAGCCACTTTAACAGGTGGTTCAACTGGTAATTACGTCTATACCGATTTAACCCGTAAAGGCGTAGATGAAAACACAGCTTTGAAAGTAGCTGGTGTAAATGCTGTCGGTGATGCAGTTGGCACAGCTCTGCCTATTAGCTATGGCTTCAAAGGTTCAGGTGGTTTAGTTGCCGATGCTGCATTGTCGGTTGGTGGTGCCACTGGCTTAAACACTGGTATGCAATATGCAAGTGAGCAGCTTCTAAAATCTAAAGGCTATGATAAGCAGGCTAAGCAATATGAAGTTACAGGCGAATCTGTGGCGACTGACTTGCTTATTAACTCATTAATGTTTGGTGGTGCACGTTACTTAGGTTCCCGTCAAAATAAACTAGACCAAGACGTTGACGCTGAAATTAACCAGCTTAATTCAGATGATTTTGAAACCCGTAATGATGCGTTAAATGATGCTCTGGTTAAAAATAGCTTTGAGTTTGAAGATACAACTTTACCAGTTCGAACCACAGACCCAGTTCAGCAAAACAAGCACTATCAAAACCTGGATGCTGCTACGGAACAAATCTTAAAAGGCCAGCCAGTTAGTGTGCCTAATACAGTTGCTCGCGGTAATATTGATATTGCACCAAGTGAATTTAAAACCATTCGTTATGATGATCCAAGACTTGATGCTGTATTAGAAACAAAAGCCAGTAGCATGAATATGTCTTGGGCTATTCCACTGCTACAAGCAATTCGTAAAGGTGGCGAACGCTCACATAATTGGCAAGTATCACCCAAAGGTGCTAAGTCAATTATGCAAATTATGCCAGATACTCAAAAAGGTCTTGAGCGTAATAGTGGCAAGAAATTTGATATTAACAATCCAAGTGATGCCACTGAAATGGCTTTGCTATTAGTTAAAGAAATTTCTGATACTTATAAGACTAAAGATCCAAAAGTTATTGCGGCACATTACAATGGTGGCTTTAAGAATGGTAAAGCTATGCAAAATACTGGGAAACCAGTAAGTGATGAAACTATAAAGTACGTTAATAATATCTCCAATTACCTACAAAATAATAATCGATCTGTTGCTTATGGAATGGATGGTTCTAGCTATGACTTTGCTTATGAGTTTAAAGACTGGGCCGATCTAGTTGCATCAAATGACCGTTTATACGGTGTAAACCCACTTTACCCAAGTGAATTACAACCACGTGACCGAACTCGTGAAGCATCACGCCAGCAAATCGAGCGTATGGCCGATGACTTAAAGCCTGAGTTACTTGGTGAATCCTATAAACTATCTGACGGTGCACCAATCATTGGCCCCGATAATGTTGTCGAATCTGGGAATGGCCGTACATTGGCTATTGGCCGCGCTTATGATAATGGCCGAGCAGATGCATACCGTGAATTTGTTCAGAATTGGGCGAATAGTAGAGGCATGGATATATCAGGCTTAAATCAGCCTGTTTTAGTGCGTACACGTCTTAGTGATGTTGACCGTGTAGCTTTCTCCCGTTTAGCCAATGAAAGTGATGTGGCGCAATTCAGCGCAACTGAGCGCGCTATGAATGATGTTGATCGTCTACCAGACTCAACACTACTAAAAATAAATAATGATGGTTCAATAAATATTGATGGCTCTATGGATTATGTCCGTAGTTTTGTAGACCAACTGCCACAGTCAGAGCGCGGATCAGTTATCACAAGTGATGGTCGCTTATCTCAAGAAGGTAAACGCCGAATTGAATCGGCAATCGTACAGCGTGCTTATGGTGATTCAAATCTTGTAACTCGGCTATCTGAAAACCTAGATGATGACAGTAAAAACGTTTTAAACGCCTTACTCCGTGCGGCTCCTCAATTGTCACAGCTTAATGATTTAGTGAAACAAGGCGGACGCTTTGAGAACACTATTTCTCAAGACTTGGCGCAAGCTGCACAAAAGCTTACAGACTTAAAAGCAAATGGCTTACAGGTTCGTGACTATTTAAATCAAGGTCAACTTATTGATGATGGATTAAGTGATGGAGCAAGAAGATTTCTTGAGGTGTTTGATAATAACCGCAAGAGCGCAAAGGCGATTAGTGAATCCATTAACTCTGAGATTCAGGCCATTGAAAACATGGGCGATCCGCGACAAGGCTCATTGTTTGGCGAAACAACAGAAGAGAAAGCCGCGCTTAATGTGATTTTCTCAAATCCAGATCAACCAATTGCAGTGAGTCGTATTAACTCGATGGGTGAACCAGAAGAATTCACCATGACATTACGTGACTATCACGCCGAACTTGAAGCTGAAATTAAGCAATCTGAACAAGATATTTTAGCAGCACAAACCGCCTTGAACTGTGCTTTGCAATTTGGATGATATATAATATTGATGTGACTAAGGTAGCTCCTGAAAAGTAAGTACCCGCTTACCTGTCACACCACTTTAATAGGGTATTTGAATCAGGGTGTCAAAATGAATAATGAAGAAATTAAGAGACTTCAAGAAGAAAATCCGCATGCTCTTATTCTGTCTAGTGAGCAAATCAAAGAAAATCGTCCTGAAGGAGCTGTTCGTTACAATATTGTAGGGCGTAGCCTTCATTATTATTCAGAAACTGGAAAGTTGTTAGCAACATTAAGAAAAGAAGATATTAAACCGCTCCCTTAAGCGGGTTTTCATTATTTAGCTTTGCAATTTGGCTAATGTATAATCAATTTGTGGCTAGGCTGATCACCGAACGCTGTTTTACCTGAACAGTTGCCACACCCATAATCAGGTATTGCAGAGGTGCAAATATGAGTAATAAGAAAAAATCCCCATACACAGATTACTATAACCATGAAATATTTGAAGGTGATCTAATACAACATCCATCAGGTGAAAAAGGGATTGTTGTGTTTGAGGAAAGAACTGAAAACAATTCGGATAATTGGCTTATCCAATATGAAGATGGAATTAAATCGCGGTTATGTCTTCAAGTTGGTGATAAAGGTCAAGGTATTGTGATGAAGGTACATTAGTCCATTACCCAACAAAACCCCACAAATTAAATGCTCAGATAGCTAAAACTATTTGGGCATTTTTTATGAAAGAACAATGCAAACAGGCGGTAGCTAAAGCACTTGGCAAACAATCCCTTACAGCTCAAGAAGCTACAGACATTGAAGCACGTATCAATGAAACGATGCGCAATCTTGCACGCAAAGATATTAATAACTGGCGCAACCTTTCCGATGCAGAAAAACTATCTGAGGCAGCAAAGCAAGTTGCAATTGACATTCAAGAACAGTTGAAGCGCAAGCATAAAATTGCTGCTCAAGACATCCTTAAACAATCCCAAAACATTGCAGCTTTAGACCATGGCAAACTATCGTCAATGGAAGTCATAGACCGTATGGTTGCAGCGCATGGTGATATGTCAGGCATTCAGTCAATTGACTCTAAAGCGCGTGGTATTGCCTCAATCTATCGTGGTGAGTTAGTTGACTTCTACACCAACATTAAAGGCGGCTTGGGAATTTTCACAGATCAAGAGTTAGTGCAAAAAATTGTTCGTGAGCGCTTTGGTGAAAACACTGGTGATGCATTAGCTAAAAAGATCAGTGACAAGATGGGTGATGTCTTCGAAACCATGCGTGACCGATTTAACCGGAACGGTGGCGACATTGGAAAGCTAGACAATTGGGGATTGCCACAAACTCACAACCTAGAAAAAATTGCTAAAGCAGGGAAAGAAGCGTGGGTAAACAAAGCTGAATCACTAATTGACACCCGCCAATATGTGCATGAGAACGGTGATTACTACTCACAGCAAGAAATACGCTCATTGCTTGAATATACCTATGACACTTTATCAAGTGACGGTGCAAATAAAATTGAAGTTGGCCGACAAGCTACAGGTGGCGGTACATCAAAAGTAACTAACCGTCATGGTGAAAGTCGTGTCTTGCACTTCAAAGATGCTGAATCATGGCTGGAATATCAGTCAGAGTTTGGCGGCATGCAGTTTGTAGACTTGGTCGAAGCTCATATTAATGGCTTATCGAAAGATATTGCCATGGTTGAGAACTTAGGTAGTAATCCAAAAACAGCTTTAAAAATTTTGATGGATGCCGCAGCCAAAAAGGACTGGGAAAAGGGGATTGAAGAAAACCAGACCAAGAGCAGCCGCAAACGTGCTCAGGTTATGTTTGATGAACTTAGCGGTGGTAATACTCCACAATCACAAGTTTTAGCAAATCTTGGTATTGCTTATCGCTCAATGAATGTAGCTTCAATGTTAGGAGGCACCACAATTGCATCACTGGCAGATCAAGCAACTATTGCTAAAAATGCTAGTGTGCATAACGTGTCTTACCGTAAAGCTTTTGGTGGACTAATCGAACAGCTTAACCCAGCCAATAAAGCAGATCGGGAGCTAGCACATAGTTTAGGATTGGCTACTGAGGAAATGTTAGGCTCGATTGCGCGCTGGTCAGATGATGGGCTTACATCAACTTATGGTAAATCTGAAAAATTAGCACGTATATCAAGCGGGGTTGCTACCCAAGTAATGCGGGTATCATTCCTCAATGCATTAACATCGGCATCTAAAGTTGGGTTCACTAAGTTGCTAATGGAGAAATACGGCCGCTTAAGCCGTTCTAAAGCTTGGAATGACCTAGATGTGCAAGACCGTGAATTACTTTCAAATACGGGCTTAGATGAGCGAGCATGGCAGGTTTTCCAATTGGCTGAACCAGTCATGGACCGCAAAGGTAATCAGCTCATGTCAGCGCGTTCTATCTATGAAATTCCAGATGAAAAACTAACTGCATTTGGTGATCCAAAACAAGTGAAAGATCAAGTTGCTTCACAACTTCAAGCACATTTACTTGATGAGCAGGGCATGGCTGTGATTGAGGCAGGGCTTCGTGAACGCACATGGATGACAGTAGGCGCGAAAGGGACTATCACAGGTGAGGTGTTTAAAGGCTTAATGCAATTTAAATCATTCTCGGCTTCGTTCTTGATGCGACAAGGAAGTCGCGCAATGGCTCAAGAAGGCTTAAAAGGCAAGGCAGCATATGCGATACCACTTATGGTCAGTATGACGTTGCTAGGTGGTTTGGTTGTACAACTACGTGAAATCCTAAATGGTAACGACCCACAAACAATTTATGATAGTAATGATCCTAAAAAGGCTACAAGCTTCTTTATGCGCTCACTAGTTGCTGGTGGTGGCTTGCCTGTACTCGGCGACATTCTTGTTGCTGGTACTGATACTTCTGGTCGTGATGCAAACTCATTTGTATCTGGTCCACTTGGTAGTGATTTCACTGCTCTATTGGGTTTAACGGTTGGTAACTTAACTCAGTACAATGAAGGCAAGGACACCAATTTCGGCAATGAGGCTTTCAAATTTGTGAAAGGTAAAATACCTGCACAAAATTTATGGTATACAAAAGCAGCAATTAACCGAATGTTCTTTGATGAAGTTCAAGACACTATTGCACCCGGCTATCGTGAGAAGGCTTTGCGTAAAGCAGAACGACAACAAGATCGTGAGCGTTTCTGGGGTGATGACATTAATGATATTAGAGCACCTGACTTTGAGAGGATTGTACAGTGAGTGACGAAACACAAGTTATTGCGTTACTTATTATTATTGTGCTTGCTAGTCTATATTTAATATGGATTATGGTTGGCAAGCCTAAGTTAAATAAAAAAAATGTAATGTATGGTTTAAAGAATTTTTGGGATAGTGGCACAAAGAAACCTATACAAAGAATTGGCTTCATAGTTCTTTGTATTGGTATTTTTTCTTTTATTGCTTGGGATATTGAAGATACAGCATTCCGCTTATCTTTATATTATGGTTTCGACTGGGAATATAGATTTCCACAAAAACATGATTCATGGTTTTATCATCTACATGTATATCTCATACCTTTAGGTCTGTTCTTAACTTGGCTCTATCCTTTTACTAGAAAATTAAGATTATGGATTTTTGAAAACAGGTAAACCGCCCAACACACCACTACATAAGCCCTTGTATATATGAACTATATGCGAGGGCTTTTTTATGCGTGATGATCAAACAAAAGAGTTAGAAGAACTAACTGAAAAAATGACAGATGACCTTATTCAAATTGCTTACGCTGCTAGTGAATGTGGTTTTGAAACACCTGAAGAGCGTGGCAATAAAGTATGGCTCTACAAGGGACTAAACCAATGCGCTTCAGCAATTACGAAAGTTGAGCAAGTTCTTGCATATCGTCGAGGCTCATTGCCACCAGCAAGTACAGATGATGATACTCAAAAAAAACATGAACAGAATTTAATTAAAAAAGCGGAAGCAGAAGCAGAAAAACTTAGACAACGGATGAGCTGATGACTAAACCAAAAATCAGCTTTCTAGCTTTCTTTTTAATTTGGGCAGATATACAGGGCTGGAAGGTTCCTGACTTCCATGCCCTTGTATGTATTTTCCTAGAAAACTTCTATATCAAGGGCCGTACTGCACTGCTTATGATGCCACGCGGGCATTCAAAATCGACCATTTTGGATGTCTTTAATGCATGGGTTATTTACTGTTGGCCTGAAACTCAAATCTTGCATCAAGGCACTACTGATGATGATGCCTATAAGTGCAGTAACGGAACTAAATTAGTCTTAGAAAAGCACCCACTTTGTGTTGACAATTCAGATGTTAAAAGAAAAAAAGGTGAAACGGAACGTTGGTGGGTAGCTGGTACAGATGATGTCCGTTACGGGACTATGTTAGCCAAAGGTATTCTTTCAGGTGTAACAGGTCACCGCGCTCACTTCATCCAGAACGATGACGTTGAAACACCAAAAACAACTGGCTCTCCAGAAGCCCGAGAAAAACTCACCTACAGATTATCTGAACAAACTCATATTGCCTTTCCTGGTGCAAAGAAGCTCTGGATCGGAACACCACACTCACATGACTCACTTTACGACAAGATTAAAAAGCTTCGTAAAGTAGACATATTGGTGCTCAAAATGTTTGAAAAAGAAAAGCGTATAGAGAATGCACTAGCAGGCAGTAAATACCTTTTGGACTTTGAGCCAATACATGCTTTTGCTGGGATTGGGCAAGGGGCGAAATACCTTAGTAAAGGCCAAGACTACTCGCTAAAAAAAGTAAACGATCTATATGAAGTAACTTTGGCTAATGACCATTATGTTGCAGATTTTTATTCAGAAGGTATTTGGGCAGAGCGTTTTGATGCCGAGGAAATGGCAGCACGCCGAGAGGAATGTAAAACCCTTAATGAATGGGACTCTCAATATCAAATGCATGCTAAGCCTATCGGTGATGTGCGTTTAGATCCAGATAAGATCATAGCTTACAACTGTGAACCGGTTCTTAAACGAGCCAATAGAACCACCATGTTTATGATTGGTGAGCGTCAAATTGTAGGGGCAACATTCCGCTGGGATCCATCCTCAGGAAAGCTTAAATCTGATGTCTCATCAACAGCACTGGTATTTCATGATGATCTTGGGAACAAGTATTGGCATAGATCGATAGCACTTAAAGGTGAAGTGATTGAAACTGATGCAGATGGACGTGTATTAGGTGGGCAAGTTTGGCAACTATGCAACATCATCAAGGAATTTCATTTATCTAAAGTCACTATTGAGACAAACGGCATTGGAAACTTTGCGCCAGCAGCATTAAAAGCCGCTTTAAAGACTCGTGGAATACGTTGTGGTGTAACAGAACAGCATTCAACTAAATCTAAAAATAAACGCATTTTAGATGGTATTGAAGGGCCTTTAATTTCTGGCCTGCTATGGGCTCATGTATCTGTACTTGAAGATGAGAACGGAGAAGATTCAGCACAAGTTAAACAGATGCGTGAATTTAACCCAGCTATTACCGATCAACCAGATGACTATTTAGACTCATTAGCAGGTGCAATCGTAGAAGCTCCTGAAAGGGTTGGTAAAACACTCAACCAAACAGACTATGAAGAAACGCCTAATTGGAGAACAAACGGTGGCGTACATGAAGCCGCCTTAGATTTCGAAAATTAGGGGTAGGCTATGTCAGTGCCAGTTCAAACGCCATCAAAAGAATATATTGCGAATGGAACAACAACTGCTTTTCCATTAGAGTTTAATTGTGATAAAGCAGAGTATTTAATTGTCACTCTTAATGGTGAAGAAGCGCCTGTAGGTTCATGGACATTGGCTAATGATACTGTCACCTTTAATGTAGCTCCAGTAAATGGTGTAGTTGTTAATCTTCAAAGAAATACGCCATTTCAGCGCACCACTAATTACCAACTTTATGACAACTCATTTCGTCCTTCTGCTGTAAATAAAGACTTTGATTTAATCTGGTGGAAGCTTCAGGAGTTAGGTGTAGCAGACTGGATTTTAAGTAATCGCATTAATGATCTGCGTGCTTATGTTGATAAGCAAGATAATGTCTTGCAAGACAATATTGATAGCTTAAAAAATTATGTTGATGACAAGGATGATGAACTTCGAAATTATCTTTTAAATGCAATCCAGGAACAAGGCGTTGCGCTTGATCAATTGGAAGAATATTACAGCTATCTAATGCAGCAACTCGCACAAGTCGCAATTGATCGCGGTTGGGCTGCTTCATTTATCGTATCGGCGGATGGATCAACGCAGCAGCAAGTCAACGATCGCATCGGCAACACATGGTATGCCAAGCCATTAGGCTATGAATTAAATGCCCGAGTCATGCTCACAAATGGTGACATTGTTCGCAGCACTGTTGCTAACAACACCGTAGATCCAAATGTAGATATGACGGGGTGGGTTTTAGATAATGCGTCAAGTCAAATTATTGATGCAGATGGAAATCCAATAACTATTAAACCAATTCCAGATTTTTCTAGCACTGAAACCTATATTGAAGGCAGCTTGGTTATTAAAGATGGTCTGCTTCAAAAATTAACAGGCGGGGTGTGGCGACCTAAGGCGGCTACATATTACGATTTTGGTGCTAAGATCGATGGTATAACTGATGATACTGATGCATTTATTGCTTATCATAAGAAGTTCAAAAAAGCCCATTTAGATGGCAGAATGCATTTGCGTCCAATTGATATTGATCAATTTATTAGTAATCAAAATCTAGGATTGGATATTTCTGGCGATGGTAATACAAAATCGTGTTTTGTTTTTGATGGTGAGAAAGGGTTTTATTCAGCAAGTAATTCTTTTTTCCGAGGCTTAAGTTTAAAGAATATTGCCTTGGAGAAAAAGGATCCAACAAAAACAGGGATTGGTTTATATATTGGTAGTGGTGGTGCTGAGCAAATTAATCTTGAATTTGTTGGGTATGATGGATGGGGTTTTGGCAGAGCGACTCATCAGTGGAACTCAAGTTTTGTTGGTGAGGTTTTTAGAGATTGTAAGCACCCATTAGCAGTGTATGGTACATCATCTAATCATTCAAATTGTTATGCCAACCGTTGTACATCCCCTTATCTTTTTGGCTATGCTGTATCTAGTGATGGGGTTGTAACAGTTCCTTCCATCCCATTTGCTTATTCTGATTTGTCAGGGATTGCTGCTGACGACTGTGGCAATGACGGAAGTGTTTATAAGATCGGTTATTGCTCCGGCATTGATTTAAATTCGCTTAGTTGTGAGAGAGCTCAAGGTGAATATATCTTCGACCTGACCGATGTTTCACAAAGTGCAATATCAAAAACATATCTAAATAATTTTAGTATGTATGTTAATGAATATAATCCAAATTTAGTTGGAATATTCAAATCTCCAACAGGGAAAAGACCAAATTTCATTATTGATGGGATTACAATATCATCTGATAAAAATATTGTGCTTTTTTCTGGCACTGGCGCTGGTTGTGAAATTAAAAACTATTCATTTAACGATAAAGTATTGAGTAGTCTAACAACCGATGTATCAGCACTCACTGTCAATGATGTACAAATTGGTGATGGTGTGGAGTCTATTGGTGAGCAAGGGTATATCCTAGCAGCAAATAATGATGCTTACTCAAGAGTAAAAACCATTAAAGGTAGATGCTTTATTGATCCAGCCACCCAAAAACTTACATTTTTCGGCGGTAGTTTATATGAGCGACTCGCTGCTGGAATTATGGTTGCATGCAAAGTAACATTGCACCCATTAAACCGAAACGGTAACAATTCTGGTGAAAAGCATGGTGAAGTATTTTTTTCATCTGCAATGGATTATAACGCTACAGATATGTCAGGACATCTTAATGTAGTGAGAACAGGAACATTGACAACACTGACAACAGTATCCCGCAACCTATCAACTGGCTCTATTTTATCATTCGATTTAGTTGTTGAGGTAACTTCCCCAGGAACCAGATTCTTGATTAATTTTGAATATACCTACAATGGTATTCAAAATGTAAACGGGAAGTGCTGGACTGTTCAAAACAAGTAACGAAATTATAGTAAGCAGTATAAGTTAATTGTTAGAAAGTATTAAACAAATAGTTTATATTGCTTGCAAAGAATTTGGTCGGATTTTGTTGGATGAACTTTATAGTTAGAAAAGAAACTCTATTATTTTTATTCATATCAACTATTGCAGCATTAATAGTCGGTAATCGTGGCGATACAAATGATACTCAAATTTATTACGATGTTTTTAGATATATTGACCAATTACCACTTCTTAATCCAGTAAGTTTTTATGCGCAAACTGGAATGGAGGTCGGATTCGGCTGGTATTCTTGGCTTATAAGTTTATTTACAAGTTCTAACATTGTATTATTCACTATATTTTCATTTTTAAATTTCATTTTTATTTATAAATCATGCCGAGAAATCGGCATTAAATATATTTATACTTTTTTAATTTACATATCTAGTTCTTATTTCTTCATGCAGCAATTTATGCAGATGAGGCAAGGTCTTGCAATCTGTATTGTAATCTATGCAACGATATGTATTTTGAAAAGAGGTGTCAGCTTAGCTACTGTTTTGCTACTTCTCTTATCTATTTCATTACATCAATCAAGTTTATTGCTTATTGCATTTTGTGCGATGTTTTATTTTTTTAGAAAGACATTTTTATTTTCATATCAGTACTTTATAAGATCAAACTGGGTAATGTTTTTCAGTTTCGTTGTTGTATTTAAGTTCTTGTTATTGAGAATTTTGATCGGAGCATCATCGAGACTTCAACAGTACTCAGAGAGTGGATCTTATAATGAAGAGATTAGTCTTTTTAGTTTGCCAAACATACGAACATTCTTAATTCTCATGGTTCTTACTTATTTTTCAAGTGAAAGATTGCGTCAAAATGAACTTTATAGATTGTTTCTATTTTTGATTTTTACAGCTTTAGCTATACGAGTTGGTTTTTCTGAATTTGCAATTATGTCTGGTCGCTTATCTACAGCATTTTCATATGTTGAAATATTTGCGCTATCAATGTTCTTTATTAATAGGTTTGTGCCAATTACCAGAGGAACTTTTCTTCTAATATATTGTGCGTTGCAATTATTTATAGTTCTATATTTTCAAGCACCATACTTGTGGAATTTATATTTCATGCCACTACACTTATATTGATAATCACACAACAAACCACCATAAGCCCTAGCTTTTAATAAGTTAGGGCTTTTTTATTGCCGAAAATTAGGGGTATTTATGGAACCAGTTTCCACAAGCGGCTTTGCTGCAATTTTAAAATTCTATGGTGTTGCAATTATGGTGACACTAGCTGTCGCTTTAGTTGCGGCAGTTGTATTAATGACACGTATGCCACGTTCGCCTCAAGAATGGGCGGTTGGCTTGATTTGTACAGTTGTATCAAGTTTGGCTGGTGGCTCATTAATCATTATGAAATTCACACTTCATGCTTGGGCCACAGATACATGGGGATGGTTCGCCATAGGCGGACTTTTCTTTGTCTGCGGCTTGCCGGGCTGGGCTTTGATCAGGTGGGTTTTTAAATTTATTGATAAACAAGAAGGCAAGACAATTGTCGAAGTAATTAAAGAAATTAAAAAGTCAAAAAATGATATTACAGGTGGTGGACCATGACAGTTAAAAACTTCTTCGACGCTGCCCGAGTAATTGCAGGCGGCAAGCTTACACAGGCGCAAGTAGACGATCTAAATAAAGTGGTCGAAAAACTTGCACCAGGTGGAAAAACTACAAGTGATGATGGTATAGATTTAATAACTAGTTTTGAGGGCACGCGATTCAATGCTTACGATGATGGTGTAGGAGTCTGGACCATTGGCACTGGCACCACAGTTTATCCAAATGGTGTGAAGGTTAAGCAAGGTGACATTTGCACACCTGAGCAAGCTAAAGCCTATTTTAAACACGACTTAGCTAAATTTGAAAAGACTGTAAATGAATCTGTGACAGTTCCCATAACTCAAAATCAATTTGATGCATTAGTCTCTTTGACCTACAACATTGGTTCAGGTGCTTTTAAGGGCTCAACATTGCTCAAGTTGCTTAATAAAGGCGACTACCAAGGCGCTGCCGATCAATTCCTAGTTTGGAACAAAGCAGGTGGCAAGGTTATGAAGGGCCTAGTTCGTCGCCGAGAAGCAGAACGAGCACTCTTTTTAAAGAAGTAACTTATATGTGCAAACGTACCAAAGTTGCATCGATCATCACATTGCTGTGCTTAATCTTCTCAGGTTGCACAGCTCACACAATTAATAGTAATGTGAATGTCTCGATTTGTGTAAGGGCTTTGTGATGTCGCAAGTC